TATAAGCATTTTTACCGACGTTAGTAATATGATAAGAATTAACCACATCTTGAAAAAGCATATATCTAACTTTTGCGTGATTGGGCCTCCAGTCTTTACTACGTCTATAATAGCTTTCTATTATATAAAAAAGACAAACGAACATTAATAACATTGCTAAGGTGCCATCAAAATTGGAGAAATCACTAGGCAATAAATTACATCCAAACTTAGAGAGTTCCTTGCGAAGAATATTCCATTCATGTGAAAAGGGATTAATGCCGATAAGGACTGAATTAGTAATACGATTTTGTTGTATCCATCGAGTCCAATCTCCATAATACATACGACATTGTATGGTGTACGATGTGTCAGCACAAGAAAACATTCTAGCTTTATCCTTCTTGACAACTTCATCCTTAAGGTAATCAACATATAGGCGTAATGGTCTATAACCTTGTTCCATCCTATCAATGTCACTATAAACAGTATCCTTGACTTGTTGATAGAAATCAGTATTAAATTCACCAGAAATATCCACCATATCACGCTTTCCTCTACCCTTATGTATAAGTATTGGGTGTTTTCCAAACGAACTATTTTTATTCAGGGATTTGTAAATACCAGGTATTCCAGATGTAGCTTCTTCAATTATAAATAATCGCGGATCCCAAGGCTCGTTAACAACACTATTACTCAATATTATCTTATCAACCTGAAAAGCAGCATCAATAAGAGTTTTAAGACACAACATTGGTTTTATAATGCCATATTTTGACCACGCTTTACGCCAAGGATAATAATCCTTTTCTGGAATATTATGCAAAACTGCAGGATATAACTCATTATCTGGCCCACAATCAAAATACTCACTACGTTCGATTTTTGTTTGTGTAGGGACGTGCATTTTCGGTAATTTTGCATGAATTTGCAGATGTCTAGGTAATTCTTCTGGCCTCACATCTACTTCAGAAAAATGGCTGGATGGTATATCATCACGGAAATCATCAGGTAGTTCACAACCTGCTTCCTCCAACGCTAATTTGCAATGTTCACGATACAGGGGTAATCCATATCCAAAATGGTTATCGCCAGCAGCATGTATAAATGATATAAATGGCTGTGAAATACGTTCATCCAATATGTACCCAGGCGCACCACAATCTCCAAGAATAGTAT